ATAAGATGAGGGGTTATATCATTCTGCTCTAAGAGTAACTCAATACCATAGTTATCTGCTAAAGCATTTAGTTTACTTTCAAAATCAAACAATCTGTTGCATCCTCTGTATAACCTACTGTTGTTACAATAGGTTCTATTCTACTGTTCAAAACATTTATGTCATGGTGTGCTGCCTTTAACGTAGGGTACATGACATCTTGTATATAAACTTTACCGTCCTCTTCTTCTACAACACATCGATTGTAAAAACCTGGACCGTCTTCGTAAGGGCCGTCAGATACCTTGTGTATCTTTACTGTCTTCTCTCTAATGTCCATTAAACATCTCCATAAAATAGTCAAAGTCTAGTATAGCTAAAGGTTTCTTTCTGTTTTCTTTTACAACAACAAGAGGTGTAGCTCCCTTGGGACAGTTAGCTTGAGCCTGTTCCATGTGTCGATACACCGCAACAGAAGCTAAAGACTTACACTCAACACTAAAAGGAAATTGTTCTCTTGCTTTCTTTGAAAGCTTTATGTCTTCACCTGTCTCCCCCATGATAGCTGAACGAATATCTATGTCAACTTCAAAGTGAGGAAAGACCTCTACTATTTTATCTCTAACAAAGTTCTGTAGTACCCTGCCTTTAGCTTTGGAACTCTTAGGTTTCATCCGTCCACTCAAAAACTTTAGGCTCATTAACTACATCAACCAAGTACACTGGCCCATTGCTATACAAAAACTTCCTAGCTTCAGGCCAACATGTACCCTTAAACTCACAGTAGCTGCAGTTTATAGATAGCTTTGTGTTGGGTGATGAACTACTCTGAGGTACAGGTGGTATCCTATCCTTTGGAATAGAACCCTTCACCATTTCTTTTATGTCTCTGACCTCTTGTTCTTTGTTGTTCAGTTCTTCAGAGAAGTCATACATATCTAAACAGATACTACCATTAACTTTATCAATGACTAGGAAGCCACCTTTATTTTTCTCTGTAACAAGAGGGTCATCTTTACCTGCGTATACATAAGAAGATAATTGTGAGATGTATCCGAATGGATCATCCTCTCTTAGCTTACCTTCTTTAAATTTTTTGAAAGCAAAAGGTGATGCAGACTTAACGTCTATAGTAACACCATCAATGACGGCATCTCTATGACCTTTTATCCCCTCAATAACGAGAGGTGTCTGCATCCCTTCCACCCTATGTCCCGAAGCTTTAGCCATTTGCACAGCCACTTCTTCGAGCATATCACCGAAGAAAAACTTTAACAACGTGTTAGGTCTCATACTCTCAGCTTGCTCAGGCTGATTGATCTTGTACCAAAGCTTGCGTTTGCAAGTTACACCTAGAGAAGAAAGGGAGAGAAAATCTCTAGGTTTATTTTCGTCACAAAATCTTTGGTTGGACGACAAGGCAATCCTACTACCCATTAGGCTGCCATCGTTACCTGTCCAACCATTACCACCAATAGAGATACTCTCCATGTCGGCAACCAATGTTGTTATGTTTTTTTCTTCAGTCATCCTTTACCAAACCATCTCAGATTCGGCTCTTTCCTTAAACTCCACATGTTCAGTGACGGCTATTGCCTCTAATCGAGTGATAGAACCTTTGGTTTTAGAACCCTTCTCAGGTACATAGATAGAAGCTTTTACTTTAGCTTTCGTTCCATTACCCAAAGCACCATCAACGTCAAAGTCCCAAAGCTTTTCACCTTGACCTTGAGTAAAGTCAAGAACTTTAGGAGCACCACCAAAGTCTTCGATCCCTGATGGGTGTACATGAGGACGTTTAAGTTTGATACCTTTACGTCCACCAGCAACAGGGTATTCCTTTATCATTGGATGACCCATTGCTTCTTTAGGATACCCTGCATCCAGGAACTTGTTAAGCTCCTCTTCAGAGGCAGGGATAAAGACAGTGTTGTAACTACCTTCTGTTTTTGTTGTGTATTCACTAACCTCTTTGTTTTGAGGAAAAAGTTTAGGGTAATAAAGCTCACCCTCTGCTGTTACATGATTGTTTGCCATTAGAAAACCTTCCTTGCTTGGCTAAGTTGAAAGTGTAGTATATTGTATTTGTTAGTGTGTGTCAAGCCAAGATTTACCTATACTTGTAGACCCAGCAAGAGGGCATGTCAACCCTAGTTCCACACCGACAGACTCGATTGACTTACGTTGGATAGTACCTAATCTTTCTGCACTATCCTTAGATCCGATCACCTCTGTCTGCCACTCATCGTGAGGCCATGTCACTAGCTTGAAGACAATCCCTTCCTTACGACCCCAGTTAATCCACTTACGAGTGGCATGTTTCATAATGGTACTCTCCCCATTCTGCAGCATACCTGCAAGTGTCTTATGTTCTGATGGTACTTTAACTTTACGTCCATCATACCCTCTGAAGTATCCATTCTCTGCTATCTGTGGTACAATCTTCTTCTTTAGTCTGGATAAACCAGAGATACTTTCCATAAAGTTACTGACTGCCCTTGTAGCCTGTCTCTTATCCGTCTTTAGTATCTGACTTACTTTAGCCGTACCTGCACCTAGTAAGAAGGCATAGATGAACGTCTTTGCCATGTCTCTTGTGATGTGAGACAGACCTAAAGCTTTACGATTAACATTATGTATGTCAGTCTCATCCTCTTTCTTACCACTAAGGATAGCATCGACATACTCTTGTGACCCCATGAGATCAGCTAATATTCTAAGTTGGATTCCGTCTGCATCTGTGCCGACTAAATAGTTACCTTCACCGACACACCACAACTCTCTAAAAGCTCCGTCATAGGTGTGCTTCACCTTCTCTACTGCCGTTGTTGGTGTGCCATGAAAGGCTGAAGGTATGTTAGCTTGGTTAGGTGCAGCATGTGACAATCTGCCTGTCCATGCACCGATGTGATTGAATGATCCATGTATCCTTCCATCCTCTTTGACACAGCCTAACCACTCAGCTAAAGAACTTCTCCGTCCTTCTAAGGTGAGCCACTCAGCTAGAGCCAAGCCACCTGAAGGTGCATCAACAGGTAGAGTGTTGAGGTTAGTCTCGTTACACATCCATCCGTAGTACTCAAACTTCTTACCTCTCTCTGGGTCTTTGTCTTCTTCTCTCTCAAAGAGTAGGTGTCCTTTTGTTTTGTCCACTGGTTTCCAACCTGCTTCCCATAGTCTTTCGATCCTCTGCTTGGTAGAGCCTGGATTAAAGTCCATGTAATCAAGACACACAAGGTCATCACCATCTATCCTTGTGTTCTCGTACCTAAGTAGAGCATCCGTCACACTTTTAAACAGGCTGCCATCTGCCCTGACCTTGTACTTTATCCTCTTCATCTCCGTAAGTTTAGGTGGGAAGTCTATTTGGAATTGGTTCTCTAACTCTTCCATCCTTACCAAGACAGAACCTAAGTACTCCTCTGCCTGATCCTCATTAAACTTAAAGCCATTCTCTTTCATACCTTGGCAAATGATTTGTATGTCATGCTCTAACCTCAAAGACTTAGCCCACTTGTCATCAAAGACAATGTGTTTGAAGTTGTCAAAGAGTCTATGAGTTACCTCAACATCGTTGATCCCATACTCAATCATCTCATCAGAGAGACCTGACTTAAAGTCTGTGAACTTACCTTTATATAGACCCAATCTCTTTCCCCAAGCATCCAGACTATGACCCTTTAGTATTGAGTAGTGATACAAACGAGAGATAACGAGAGTGTCTATGATTTTACTAGGCTCGATAGTAAAGCCAAGCAAAGAGTTGATAACAGGAACATCAAAGCTAATACCATTGTGAAAGATAAACTTATCCACACCTTCACAATATTTTTTGAATTTTTCTGCCTCATGTTTATCTTCTGTCAAGTTCTTGAACAGTACTATCTTCTTAGTTGTGACATTTTTACAACATATAAGCCAGATATGTTTGGCATCGAGGTCATCTGTTTCAATGTCCATAACTTCTAGTCTCATACAAACCTCTCAAACTTTTCTTTAAGGGTGAAACTATCAGCATCAAAGGCAAGCAACCCAGCATGTCCTGTTGTACCAGCAGGTCTGTTCTTAACGACAAGTAATCGTGTTGTGTTCCTGTCCTCATCATCGGATGACATCTTATCTCTTTGTAATTTAACAACAACACTGGCTCTCTTACCTATGGTACGACAGTCTCGTATCTGTCCGTCATCATTCTCATGTGCAATGGTAACGATACCCACATTTAATTCTGCAGCCATCCTTGAAAGTTGTACTGATAAAGAGGACAACCACTTCTCTATGGTCTCATCACCTACCCTTGAGTAAGCAAGGTCTTGGATAGGTTCAAAGAATACATACTTAACACCACATGCTTGACTAAAGTATCTGATCCTATTCATAATCTCCATCGGGTCTTCATCAACAGAGATAGTAAATTGGTAGAGGTTTTCCTTTTCAGTGAGGTCAATCACTGCTTGCTCCACCTCTTCATACATGTTGTTCTCTTCGATCAGATCCTTACGAGTGAGGTTGATACCTAACTGGTAAGATACAAGACCTAAGATACTTCTCTTCTTTGTTTCTTCTAGGTGACAGATAGCAATGGGTGTATCCGAATGTTTAGATAGCATGTGATACTCTAAGTACCTCATAAACTCTGTCTTACCTATGCCCTCTGGTGCCTGGAATACTGTGAGGTGTCCTTGCATTAGACCTAGAGCTACCTCATCAAATGCAGCAATGCCTGTTGGTACAAACTTTGCATCATCCTTAGCATTTAATATCTTTAAGAATTGTTCCGTTGTATTCCACACATGTTGAGGTGTGTACTTCTTAGCATTAAAGAAAGCAGTCTTGAAGGACTCGATTGCACCTGATTGTAAGAACTCATTAGCATCCTTGTACTTATCGTGTGGTATTCTATACGTCTTGTTAGGAAAAAGACTAGCAATCTTATCAGCTATCCCATTACCTGCATCATCAGTATCAACAGATAGTATAATTTTTTGGAAAGAATTTAACCAATCTTTAGCCTTACCTTGCCACAGTTTCTTTGATGGGGATGAGGATGGAA